TGTCTATGTTTGAGTCATCACCCATAGCTCCAACAACTACAGCACCACCTGTTGCTGCATTGGTTATCTCTATTGCATTTACAGCAGAACTAGCAGTCTGTAATACTATAGCTTCATTGCCATTTGCATCTGCTATAAAACCACCATCAACTATTTTAGGTGCTGTCAAGGTTTTGTTTGTTAAAGTTTTAGTTGTACCTGCAAAATAAGTATCAAACGTATCTACAGATGTTTGTCTCATTGTACCTGCATCGTTAGTGACAATACCATCACTACCTGCAACTGCTGTAGTACCTACTGAAGTGTCACCATCTGCCACAGTGTTTATTTCTGCACCATTAGCACTAACACCCTCTACATCCCAAAGGTAACTGTACCTGTTGATGTAATATTAGATGATCCAGTATCTATAGCACCAAACCCAGAAGTAATACTACCACTATTTAATGCACCTACTGTAGTAGCTGCTGTAGTTACTAGATTAGGCATTGCAGTTATTTCATCGTCAAAGTACGCTGCTAGATCTGTTACTGCAACCTGCTTCATAGTGCCATCATCATTAACAACTACTCTGTCTGCATCTGCTATAGTAGTGCTTGATGCTGATGTACCACCATCCATAATATTTAATTCTTCAGGTGTAGCTGTAACTTGTGTTGCACTTACTGCTGCTAATACTGGAATTGTTCCTGATTGGTTAGGTAGGTTAATAGTGCGATCAGCAGAGGGATCTATTATAGTAAGTGTAGTTTCATTCTCATCAGCAGTAGCACCTTCAAACACGATTGCATTAGCTGCATTCATAGTAACTGTATCTACGACTGTTTGTGTGCCTTGTACTGTAAGATTACCTGCAACGGTTAAGTTATCACCTATAGTCACTTCAGACGTAGTGTGTCCTATTGTTACAGGAACACCACTAGTTTCTGTAGCTATCTTTAGTGTGCCTGTAGAATTAGCTATGAGAGAGTTTGTACCATCATGTTGTATTTGTAAATCGTCACCTGTACCTAATTTAATTATAGCAGAGTCAGGCATATCTAAATGACTGGTAGGACTTACAGTTCCAGCAAATGTTACGTTAGCTCCATCAAATGTAGCAGAGGTGGTAGATCCAGACTTAATTACTAGATTACTACTACTATTAGTAAACGCACCATATTGTGTACCGTCATCCTTTAATACTATATCAGCACCACCTGCATCTAGGTTAATATCTCCTGCAACATCTATTGTCATATCACCAGAAGATAATGCTATGGTTGTGCCATCTATGTTAAAGTCATCTATATCAATACCAGCATCAGCAGTAATCTTACCAGTAACTCCTAGTGTGCTACTCATGTCTACAGCACCATTTATATCTATTGTAGTACCGTTTATTTCTACTTCACTATCTGATACAAGGTCTAATACACCATCAGCAGATTGATGTATGTAAGTACCACTATCGCCAAACTGTAGTTGATTAGTGCTGTTTAGTAAAACGCCTGTATCTGCTACGTGAGTTAGTGTAACATCCTGATCATCGCCTAAATTAATTACTGCACCATCAGCAAGAAACAGATCACTAAACTCTAATGATGATGTACCTAATGCAGCACCATCAGAAGCATCAGGAACAAATGCAGTTGTGGCAGTTATTGTCGTTCCTTGTATTGTGCTTGATCCAGTTAAAGCACCAGTAACACCTAATGTACCAGCTATAGTAGCATTCTCATCAATGTCGAGTGTATCTATATGTGCAGTGCCATCTATATAGAGATCTTTAAATTCGTTTGATGCACCACCTAGATCTATATCATTATCTGTTATTGGTAGAATAGATCCATCTTGGATACGAATTTGTTGCACAGAAGAAGAACTTACTTGTGTATAAAACTCAATATGATCATTAGATGTATCTATAAGTATTTTATTGTTTTGATCCGCATCTGCGATACGATCTATTGGTGGGCCTTCTGCTGATGTACCGTCATGTGAGTGACCAGTAGAGTTATTAAAGGCTGCTAATATTTGGTTTAGTTCTGCGTTAATTGGTGCTGCTGATATAACCTCACCACTAACGATCTGCGCTGCTGATTGCCTGGTATATCCTGCCATTATCTATATCCTGCATCTTGATAAGTAATCGAGAACCCACTAATACTGTATGGTGACTGAGTTCCTGTCGATGTTATAACCAAGGATATCGCTCTCCCTGATCCTTGGATGTTCGACTCTAGCACTGGACTAGTCGAACCATCATATCTAAAAGTAGCATCAAAGGTGCTGTTTGTAGTTGTATATCTTGCTAATGCACCTGATGTTGTCAAAGAATATGTATTTGGGTCTGGTGTATTAGGATCATCCCAATCATACGCTATACCCAAGTTAATTGTAGATTCACCCTCTGGTCTGGTGAATAACGTAATATGCTGAAATATTTTGCGTTTTTCGGTAGAGTCGAAATATAGAAATGGCGATGCGTAAACAGCAGTAACATCAGCATCATTAAATGTACTGCCATTTTCTTGCTGAAATATCTCACCATTTAAATCTCCATGTAGTGTGACTTCTACATTATTTATTAAACCACTAGTAGCAACAAATGCTCTTATACCTAGTAACTCTCCAAACTCCCAACCAACTCTTCTATCTGCAAATCTAAGTCCACCTATTATACCTGCTGTATCTGATGCTGCTGTAGTTGTCTTTGGAAAGAAATATCTAAACTGAGACTTGTTTGTAATAACTACAGAAGACATATTATCTAAATCATGTGTACTTGGCAATGACTGCATCAACTGTTGCACTGGTTTAGATATAGTTTCAAGTTCAACGTCACCAATCCTAGCAGTACCTTGAATAGGGCGAATACCGTCAGCAGCTAAGAATAATATGTCTCCACCAATTTCTATAATACTGTCTGTTGCAATACATCCTATATTATTTGTTACTTCTTGTAAAGTAAAATCTGATGAAGAAGTGCCTACTAATTTTTTTATTTTGTCTTTACCAAAAACAAACAAACCATTTCTAAATTTAGCAATTCCTATGACATTAAAACCTGCATTAATTTCACCTGCTCCACCACTTGCAGCAAAGTCTGTTGCATCAAAATCATCACTAGGGTTTGGTTTACTGTGTAATAAAATATTTGGTCCTAAACCAGAAGCAGTAAAACCAGCATAAAACTGATGGTTTATAAAGTCAGTGCTAACCTTTGCACCTGTAGGATCAGAGTCTCCACTTGTAGCGTGTTCCGAAAAAGTAGTTCCATCAAATCTTGCAGGGGTATTAACATTGTCGGTTAAGATTACTGTTTCTTTTCCTTGGTATGAATTAAATGCGTGTCTTACTTTTGATACACCTATAGAAGACCGAAAAGAAAATACTCTATTAAATCCACTCGTACTATACTTCCATATGGTATAATATTGACTATATACTGCTGTTACTGAACTACCACCTCCTGTAGCACCTGAAGTTGCATTAGATGTAAAAGACACTGTGTAACTATTAGCATCAGGCACACTAACAACTTGCATCTCTGTTGCGTTTGGTGTTATACCTCCTACAGCAGAACTACTAGAGAATGTAACAAAATTACCTACAGACAATCCATGAGCAGTGTGTGATACTGTAATTGTTGCACTGCCACTAGAAACAGTAAAGGGATTAGCACCTAATGAGTGTGTCTTACCTGTAGCCTTAAATGTTACTGAACTACCTCCTCCTGTTCCATCACCATTTGCAGCAGAAGTAAAAACTACAGTGTAACTATTAGCATCTACAACAGAAGCTATCGCCATCTCTACACCATTAGGTGTTACATTATTAACAGCAGACGATCCTGAAAATATAACTCTATCATTTACTGCAAGGCCATGTCCAGTATGAGCAACTGTAATCGTAGAACTTCCGTTGCTAGTTGTAAAAGGGTTAGTTCCCAATGAACCAGTGAAGTCATTTGCGTTACGTCTAACTGCATAAGGAGTACTATCTAATATCCAAAGTCCAAGTACCTGACCTAATCCTGCTACGCTACCGTAAGTAGTATCATATTCGTTGTAGCCATTTATTCTTCTGTACCCACCAAACTGAGATATTTCCATGTTTAACATACGAATGGCAGCACCAGGATTTTGAGTTGCCATTGTAAGGGCTTCTTCGTTAGTAAACAGTCCACCTCTTGATAGAACTGTTACGTCTTTTAAAGCATCCACCATTAGCCATTACCATGAGGTACATTTATTAATCTACTCACACGAGTATCACGTACATCTGTAAATCTGTTTATTAACAATGTACGCATTCTATCTACACCCTCTTCAAATCTTTGCCTTACTACAGCAGCCTGTTGAGTGTTATCTCTAAACATAAAACAGTGATACAAAGCACCATCTATTACTACGTGTTTAAATGCATCAGGTACAGACATGGTATCTGTAGATGCATCTAAATCAGAGGCAAATGCAAAATAATTAAAGCTTACACTATAGGCTGCATCTGGTCTTGGTGTAAAAGCTGCTTTATTATCTAATGTTCTATAAACATATATAGGTTGATCAAAATCGCTTGTACCAGCTTCTGAATCTCTTTCAAAAAATCTTTTTAGAAAAGTATCGTAACTTATAAGTTTTAATTTTCTCGCAGAAAAATTATTACTAGAATCAAAATTTATTCTAAATGAATCCCAATCTGCTATTTTAAAATCAGCAGGTAAAGAATACTCTTGTTGACCTACAACAAGTGTCAAAGAACCAGCAGTAAAATTAAAAGGGAACTCAAATTCTTTTTGTGATATCTCTTGGATTGATGAATTTATTGCATCTTTTACTTGAGCGCGAAAACCTGTTGCTGTAGCAAAATCAGTCGAGGTTAACTCGACTTCGTTTAATCTACGTAAGGTATCATTAACTAATGTAAGAAAAGTAGTAGCCATATCATATCCAAAAATAAGATAAAGGGGTAGCCCAAGTTAATGAACTACCCCAAAATCAATTAGCCTATTGCATCCCTAGCAGCAGCTACAGGTTCTGCACCCTGTTCGTTGAGATCAACGACAGTAGCATAAACCCTAATTCTGCCAGTAGTAGGTGCTGCACCAGCAAGTGTAACATCAATCGTATCAGTTGTTGAAACAAACTGTGTATACGTTGAAGCAGCCGAACCAACAACAGTGTTAGTTTGACCGTTTGTACCTGCTGCACAGAAACCTGTCGAGGTTACGTCTGCACCATCAACGATATCATCACCTCCTGCAAAATCAATATCAGCAGTTACAGAAGAGTTAAATGCTTTCATAACTTCTGCACCAGCGTTAAGTACGAGTACTCCTGCTGGTATTTCTAGAAGTTGGAAAACATCTCCGTCTGCACCTGAGTATCCTTTTGCAGCCATGTCATCAATATCAAGAGTAGCTTCAATGTTATACATTACGTGGCTATCTTTTTTAGATGGTAAAGCAGCAATCGAGTCAGCCCCTACACCTACGGTATCGGCATCAGTCATATCATATGTAGCCATGATCTATCCTCCTTAACCTGCGATGTTATAAATGGCGCGACAAAGAGCTTCTGGGCGAAGAATCTTACGTCCGTATAAATGCATACCACGAACAATATCAGCAAAGCTGTCGTTGTCACGATATGTCTCTACCTTCTCTACTTGAGAAGCTGTAGCAACAGCAGAGTCGTGTCCTGCAACAATAACACCAAAGTTAGAACTTGAACCGTTAGTGTCGATAGTTGATGCACCTGTTCCTACTGAAGGAAGGTTGTTGGACATATAAACTCTAAAGCCTCTGACCATACCAGAGATAATGCGTCCATTCCTTAGAATGTCACCAGCATTTTGTCCACCAGCAAAGTCATTGTTTAGAAGCTTACTGTTTTCGTCGTTTAGCTGTTCAGCAAAGACAGGATCAATAACGACCCAACGACCATCACGGTCTACGTTTTGCTGGTCTAGTAAACGAGCCATACGGTTTAGAACCTCCAACGGAGTAGCTTCACCAGTAGATCCATCTGGATGCGTAGCAATCGAATCAGAGGCAGAACCACCTGATACAAAGCTTGCACGAGAGATCTTCATGTTAGCTAGTAAACCGTCTGCTGCAACAGATAATGGATCAGTACCTGATTTGTCAGCAGCCACTCTAGCTGCACTTGCATTTGCGTGTAAGGCAGCTTGTTTGAAACCAGATAAGTAACCTAGTACTTCTTGGTCAAACTGGTCTTTTAGACGATACCCTGCACGATCACTTGCCATTGATTCAAAGTTTACGTGAGAGTGTGCTTCTTCAATGTCATCGATTTTAAAAGCAAAGTAGTTAGCTTTATCGACAACAAGGGTAAAGTCCTCATCGTCTAAGTCTTGTGGAGTTACTTGCGTACCCCTTGCATATTCTTGAACCGTGATTTCTGGTTCTTTGATAATACGCACTGTATCACCAAAATTTGCGATCTCACCAAAGTAATCACTGTTGGTAATATCTTCAATCACGCTAGTCTTACGGAAAGCCGATTGTACCTTCTTACTGTAAATAACAGGAGAGAAGTTACCGTTAGGCAGGTTTCCGTAACCAGCAGCAGTCTTAAAAGCCATTGGTTATCTCCTTTCGGCTATTATCGAAACGAGCCAACTATTGACAATTCAAGGCTACATCTTTAGGGTGTAGGATAAACCTGGCCTAACGAGTGTAGGTAGTTGAAACTTCTTCAGTTAGCATAAACAGGAAGGTAGTCTTATTACTAAGAGGCTTCCGAACACTAGCAAATACCTATGCTAGTTTTAATAATATACAAAGTATATCACATTTTAATTAATTTGTCAAGACTTTTTTATCTTGCAGCACCAGTTAAATCGTATATAAATGTACCATTTGCTATAGATTCTGTGATTGCTTCTTCATTCTTTTCCCATTCTTTAGAGGAAAGACTTTTTACGCGAGACTCAGACCAAGCACTTTTGTCTTGTGTCTTTGGCTCTTCTGCTCTTGACGTTCTTTTAATTGACTTAGCTGCATCTTTAGTATTAGCTTTAGGCTTAGTCTTTTGTGTTTCTAGTTTATATAAGTCTATAGCTTTTGCTGCAGCCCTTGGGTCATTGTCATTTTCATACAGTGCTGACTGTATCCACTTTGGCTGTTCTGCAACCCACTCATGGAATGCTTCATCAGCCCTAATCTCTGCAAAGTCTGGATGTAGCTTCTCTAATTCAGCTTCAGCTTTCTGTAACTGAACTTGAGTTTGCATTTCATCTACATATTTAAGTCTTTCTTCTACATCTTTTCTAGCTTCTATAGCTTTCTTTGTAGCAATAGTTTCTACTATCTTTGCAACGTCTGGATACTTTTCAGTCCACTCTTCTAACTCTTCATCAGACTTTGGTAGTTTTACTTGCTTCTTTGTTAAGCTTTCTACCTGCTGTTGTAATTTACGTAGTTCGTTTGTATGTTGATCCTGTAGCTGTTGAGTGTGTCTCCTGAGATCACCGTACCTTTTCTTAAAGGTTTTTTCTTCAGCATCTAAATTCTCATCAGACTCTTCTACTTCTTCTGTAGGATTTCTTTGAGCCTCTAGTTCTTCGATTTCTCTTTCTTCTTCTTCAATAGTCTTTTTAGTGTAACGCATAGGTGCGTTTTTTACTTCTTGTTGTACTGCTTCCATTTTATTTACTTTCTTCTTATGGGGCTACTAGTAGCTTCTCACCGCGAGAAGGGTAGTAGGTAGCCAATACTAATGTCACACCGTTACATCATTTTTAGGTGACATTAAACTTGCAAGAGGAACATAACCAACTCCCTCTATGTATACATTTTTAGTTATTAAGTCTGAAACTACGTCATCAACTTTATCTTGTTTTATATTTTCTTCTTTTATTTCAAGATCCATATCACCAGGTTGACCCATATCTTTTTCTGCTGCTTCTCTGGCTGCTGCAGCTTTCTCAGTGACATCTATCCCCATTCTTTCACCAAGTTTTCCTAAACCATACAAACCTCTCTCTACCAAACCTTTCTTAGACTTTTCAAAGGCTACATCTAGTTCTGTAGCAGTTTTATCTAATCCTAACGCTTCTCTTTCATTACTAGGCATACCTCCTCTTTCTGTGTCAGTTAACCCATCTTTATCTTTTTCTCTACCTTCAAATCCAAGTTCTCCCGGTCCTGGTCCACCATAAGTTCCTGGATCTGGTCCTGGTGCTGGACCGCCAGGTTCGCCCATACCACCCATTGGATCATCTTTACCAGGATCTTGATCAGTTGAGCCTGAGTGATCTCCTGCACCAACATCACCACCATTAGTCATCATAAGTGGCTCTGGACACATCATACCTTTTGGTTTAGCTGATGCAATAATAATAGTGCCTTTGGTTACACCTTCTTCTGGTTCTTCTCCTTCAGCAAACTTCATCTCAGTATCGTCTTGTTCAGGCTCACCATTTTCATCTACATTCTGGATCATGCCTAGATCTTCCATTTGCTGTATCTCAGCTAGAACTCTACGATGCATCTCTATAATACGCTCTACACCTAGATATCTTACTACATTAGCAGGTAGTACATATTCTCCTTCTGACAAGAGTGCAGGTATATCATCTGCTACTTCTTTAGGTTTAGCTAATGGTGGAGGATCTGCTGGTTCCTCTTCATCATCTTTACCATCAAAGTCTGCTTTGACTTCACCACCCTCATTAAAATTCATTATTACATCATCACTCTCATCTCTAGGATCAGCTTCACCTCCCATAGGCATAGGCTCATCATAGAAATAATCTGCACCAATATTTAGTTCTGATTCAGAATCTCTTCCCATATCAAACCCACCTCTAAATAAATCTTTTATAAAGGTAAAGTCTCCAATTACATCATCGTCTTCATCTCTAGGATCTGCTTCACCTATTGGTGTGGGATCATCAAAATCACCCATTTCTTCTCTTTCAAACCTAGCTCTAACTAAATTATCATCCTCATCAAATGGATCTAAAGTTGTATCTCTAGGTGTTTGTGAAACTTGTGGAAAAGACATTTGTGCATCTTCTTCTTCATCTCCACCTTCATCAACAGGATCAACGATAGCATAGTTAGGTGTTGAATCAACAGGAATATCTGGAAAAGACATTTGTGCATCTGCTTCCTCATCTCCAGGACCCATAGGTTCTTTATCTTCTCTATCCCGATTAAAAAATTGTAACTCTTTTCTTAATGCTGCAGGATCTACAGGGCTAGATTTTTGTTGTGTAATTAATCGTGGACCCATAGCATCTGAAAGCGGATCATCACTAGTTTCTGCTGCTTTTCTTTTTTCTTCTCTAGATAATCCTAGCATTTTATCTGTTTGTTCTTCTAAAGTAGACGCACCTGATTTTTTTGGAAGTACTGTTTCTTCAAGAAGTCTTCCAAAACCTTTTTTTAGAAATTCCATGATGCTTCCACCTTGACTACCTTCGGGAGCATCTTTTACTTCAAGTCCTTTAGTTTCTTTACTTTTATCTGGCCTCTCTCTTGGAATAGGGGGCTGTTCATCAGGTTGTGTTAAATTTTCTGGTAACTTTACTAATGTTCTATCTTTATTACCTGCTGTATTAAACTTATGTCTTTTAAAAGTAACTACGTTTACATCTTGACTTTTATCAGGTTTTGCATTTAATCCTCTAAATCCTGTTGCATTTAGTAATGATAAAAGATCGTCATTTGAAATATCTTTTACTTCTTTTTTAATTTCATTTGCTAATGCTATTTTATTTGCTGCTAGTTTTATAGCTTCAGTTACTTGTTGTTGTTCTCTTGGATTTAATCCGTTTACAACTCTTCTATTACCAGTTACAGGTTCAAATTGGTTTTTACCTGTTAAGATACCTTTAAATGTTTTATCTTTAGCTTGGAAAAGACCTATTCTAACACCTTGATCAATCATGTCTTTTCTATTAAATATAGCATTGGCAACTAATGCCATGCCTAGCTGACCTTCTCCACTAGCCTCATACCAGATTGTTCTATATAACAAATCATCTTCATTAAGATTATCAATTATATTCCTAGCTGTTCTAGGATTTAATTTAGGTTTAGGAGGAGGTGCATTTCTTCTAGGTCTACGAGCCATATCAAGTTCCTTTAGCAGTTGTCTGTATCTCTAGTCGCATACTTTCCATACGTTTAAGTATGTGAAGTTGTCCTTGCGCTCTGTATATTTCTATATCATCATCACTTTGTTCTAGGATACGATAAGCATCTTCTTTTTTTGTATTCAGGTATATTAATAATAGTTCATCAAAGTCTGGTTGATTTACTAACGGTATTAGATCTTTTGCTGTCTTCTGATCAAGCATTACCACCTGCCTGTTGTTGCAACATAGCCATTAGTTCTGGTGGTAGTTGTTGTCCTTGACCACCTTGAGCCTGTTGCTGTTGCTGTTGTGTTCCTGCATTAGGACCACCACCTGTAGCAAACCCTTGTTCTCCTGGTGCAGGTGCTTGTCCAGTTCCTATATTACCTCCACCTGTTCCTGTTGGGTCCATAGGTTGTGGGTTTTGCTCTGCCATCTGTTGTTGCATTTGCTGTAGCAGTATAGCCTGTCTAAATGCTTCTTCAGGATTGTTTGTTACCTTCTCTACATCCAGATCCATTGTCGCTGCTATCTCACGCATAATGTATGGGAACTTAGCAAACGGTGCTAATACAGGACTGCTTGCAATCTGTAGGAAACTAATAAGACGTTGTGACCTAACTTCGTTCTTCATAAAGCTTTCTGTGCCTCTAGCTCTAATCTCTAGATCACCTTTTATGTCTGGATCAAAGTCAAACTGCATATTGAATGCAAACAATGCTTCACCCATAGGACGTAGCATATAGTCATCCATGTTCTTAATCACGGTACGTATTGCATTACTGGCTGCACCCATTAGCATAGATATACCTGATGCAGTTCTACCTGTACCCATAACACCTGTCTGTCCGTATGAGTATGATGGTAGTCCTGATGACTCATCAGACAATACTCTTGCTTTATCAAACAACATCATATTTTCACTTGACACGTTTGGAAACTTAGTACCAAATATAGCTTGACCTGGCGCACCACCTTGTCTTCTAAATATCTTACCAGGATATACTGTAAGATCCTGACCTGGTGCTAGGTTTGTCTCGTCAACCTCAATCAATAGATTACCAGATAAGATAGCATTGTCAACAGCTAATCTCATAAAACCGTTCATTAATGTTTGGGTATCGTCCATGTTCTCTGCTAGACCTACACCAAAGAAACTGTATGGGTTGATCTCGTATGGACTTGCAACGTATGGGATACGCTTTGGTGTGAATGGATTAATTACAAATCGTAGGATCTCTCCATTACAAACCCAAGCATTGATCTGTATCTCATCATCTTCTAAAAACTTCTCAGGTATTTCTAGACCTTGGTTCTCTACAATCTCTCTATCTACTGTACCCCAAAACTCTAGTACCTGAAATCTTTCTACATCACCACTGTAGCTAGAGAAACCTTCTCCACCAAAGTCTGATGCAACATCATTATCATTTAGACTTTCTTCCCACCACTCTTGATTGTAGCTTTCACCATACTTGATCGCATCATCGATAGCATTTGATCTAAAGAATGGACGTTTCTTCAACGCTCTTAGTTGTGGTCTAGTCATGCGATGACGTTCTACAGTATACGTAGCGTCTTCCATATTGTATGCATCTGGATCAGGATAGAAATCCCAGACAGATGTATGTTCTACTTTTGGAATTGTTTTTATAATAGGATCGTAGTCACCTTCTTCATCCCAATTAGGATACTCTTTGTCCAATGCGAATGGACCTTTCATAACACCTGTACCAAACAGCACACACTCAAATACAGAGAACCTTAATTGTTTTGTAGCTGATGACTCTTCTAGCTGATCCTTAATCTTCTTTTCCATCCTCTTAGCTGCAACCATAGCAGGATGAAACGTAACAGCAGATTGTGTTTGACCTGGCCCTTCTTCAAGACCTTCGATATCTTCTAGGTCTTCTTGTTGTGGTCCTAGTCTATCTCTAAGCATATCGGTAGTATCTCCTGGTTGTAGATCATTACCATCACCAGGACTACCATATATATCTCTGATCTGTTCTAATGCTTGCTCCTGCTCCTGTTCTTTTGGATCTACGTGAACAGTATCAGCCACACCTTCAGGCAATGCAGTCGGTTCTACGCCAATAGGAAATCTATTCTGACTAAACAAAACATCTACCAGTTGACCATATGCAGCTAGAACTTTTGTTTTAGTTACTTTAATAAATACGCGAGATTTTTCTGTTTCTGTAAACTGTACATCAGGTCCATATATACCACGATAGTTTTTATATGCCTGTACCCATCGTTCTTCATCAGAATATCTTCGTGTCCTTGCTCTTTCATAACGAGCTTCAACGTACCCAACTAAACTATCATAAGGACGTTCATCTTCAGTTTTTTCTTCTAAGGCACTCAACTCATTTTTGTCTACCATATTTTTTCCTTTTTGGCTGCAAGGTTCTATTTAGTTTCTTTGATACAACTGCTAGGTTTTTTCTTCTATTATCTCTAGGATTACCATTTTTATGATGTACCTCCATACCTTTTGGAGGATTTAACATTCTTCTAGCTTTGTTTCTTGCAGCTCTATCTAGTTTTCCTTTAGCTGTTCCTTGAGTTCTAACATACTCTTTGCGATAATTACGTGGTTTTTTCATGTTAATCCTTTGAGTATGTAGCCCATATAAATGTTCCAGCAGCAAGCATTAATGCTAAAACTATAAGTATATATACAAAAACCATTTTCAATATCCAAATACTGAATCAGACGGTTGATACCTTCTCTTTGGTGTATTCTCGTATGCTACTCTTACATTAGTCGGTCTAGACATTATCATATACCTTAGTGCATCATACAAGTGATCTTCAGCTTTGGTATCAACGTCTTCAGGATTGCGTGAGTCTACTGGTAATGCAGCTAACTGACTGATAAGATTTCTACAGTTCTGCAATATTTTTAACTTCGGCTCTCCTGTATCTTCCTCAACCAACAGACGCTTATGCATTTCAATCTTACCTGCAACCCTAGAACCAGGTGATCTGTCTGATGGTCTAAATCTACAACCCTCTCTATTTATTGTCTCTGCAATCGATGGTCCTACATCACCTCGTTTAGCCCAACAAGAACTATCTAACAGGGCATCTTGTATTCTACCATCATTCTCTTCTATTTCCATAATCATCTGACCTAGCTTATCAGCAGTCAAACGGTTAACGTACAACTCTCGATATATCCACAAACAACCATCAAAATCAACAGCCCCCCATAGAACAGCGGAGTGGGCTGCGTATCCGAAGTCGGCTGCTCTAATCTTTGTCCAGCCCTTCGGAATCTCAAAACTTTCGCACGTATGCACCGTCTTATCAAACTCAGGAAAAGCACCTTCTTCAACTACATCCCAATCGCCATATAAGAACTGCTTCCTCTTAACTTCAGGTAGAGAAGCAAGCATTGCAACATAACTAGAGTCTTGTGTCAAGTATGGATTATCCCATACAGATGCAGCAATAAACTTTCTAGTTATCTCGCTGGTTAATGTTTTACCATCTAACTCATACTCTATTTTCTCAGTCACCCTAGTATCTGGTTCAGCAGGATCGATAAAAACTTTCTTGACCCATGCAGACCCTATGTTACCAGGGTTTCCAGTAGCCCTCATATGAAGAGGAATAGTGGGATCTGTAGTACGCAAAGATGATCTTAAAAAGTGCCAAACATCAGGACTTGCATACTGTGGTAACTCATCTACTCCAATCCAAGAGTAAGACTGACCTTGATACCTTAGAACATCTTGTAAGTTCTCACAGTATCCAAACTCTAGTCTTGCTCCACTAGGAAAATACCAAGTGTTTTCTTGGCTTTTCCATTTAGCTCCAGGTGCAGCTTTAGGATATAATTGCTGCGTCTGGAATATAACATCTCTTAACTCAGGCATAGAACGTCTAATAAGTAACATTCTAGCAGCAGGTTTATCTACAAACCTTAATGGTGCAATTAGTAAGCTATATGTCTTACCTCCACCTCTAGCACCACCATAAAATACTTCTCTTTCATTAGCTGATAAAAACCTTGTCTGTGGACCTGGGTTTGGTCTAAAGATAACTTCAGGTTCAGATGCAGTCTTCTCTGTAAAATCTAATACTTCTGGTTCAACAGTACCTGTTTTTAATGCTTTATTTAATCTTCGTTTTGCTTGATCTGCTTTGATCCTAGTTTGCTTTTCTGTATTTTTGAGGTCTTCAATCTTTCGCTGTCTGGGAGATAATAAACGTCTGCGAGACTTTCTCCGA